TGCCGGCAATGGTCGCCTGGACGATGTAGTTAGCGTCAGGCATATCCTCTCCATATCCAAGCCCCTGACTGCCATAATCTGTGGCGTTCTGTGCCAATCCAAGGACGGTCTTGAGAGTGCTATTTCCCATCACAAGGCTGGATGCATAGCCTGTGCTCTCGGATGTGAGCCTCAGAGCGCCTCCATCGTTGGATGCTATGATGGATTGAGCTGCCAGATCTGCATTGATGACTGTCGCCAGCTCTGCCGCCGTAGCTGCTGCAGCATTGGCTACATCACCTGTTCCATTGGTGCTTGTGCCGTTTGGCCCGATCTTCAGATCATCGCAGCAATCATGATCATCTGCCCTGGATATCTCGATCTTGGATCCCGTTCCCAACTGAGCTGATGCGAAGGCATAGTGGTCTGTGCTATATGCAGCGGTAATTGCATCATAGCCGAAAGTCGCTCCTAATGCCCTGATTGCAGCCTGGAGCTGTGCAGCTATTAATGAGCCTGAGCTGCATCCTGACCAATTGCAGGTTACTGTGTGCCAGGTAAGATCTCCATTGGCCCGGATCTTGAACTTGGTATCCAGCTCTGCAGTCATGTTTATGCTGCCGCCAGATGCTCCGGCATGTGTGCCGGCTGCAAAGTTGATGGTTACAGTCTGGTTGCCGGCTCCGTCAGGATTCACTATGATGTTTCCACCATCACCTATACCAGTCAAGTCAAAGGGACCTGTCTGAGTGCCCTTGAGCGTGGCTGCAGAGCTTTCTTGGAAGATGACTCTGGCTTTTCCATCTGCATTGAGTCTCACCTTCCCGCGTCTGGAAACTCCTCCATTCGCCTCTTGGAGCTGGCCGAAGTTTACAGCATCACTGTCTGCAGAGCCATTTGCAAGATTTATGATCTTCTCAGATTCCATGTTCAAAGGTCCAAGGAATTTGATCAGGCCGGCAGACATCACCTGCCTGGCCTTAGTCAAACATCCCATAATCCTCCCCCCTCAAATGGCCTTGCCGCTTGTGGCTGGACAGAACATTCCTGCTGTCTTTTCCTTGACTGCTATGATGTTCTCAAGCCAGACCTGGTTGATCAGCTCATGGTTCTTTTCTGGCTTATACTGGTAGCTGTGCAGGCCGAAATCATTCGGCAGGTCCTGGCCGTTCTCCATTGCAAAGGAGCTGGCAGGGCCATACTCGGGATTCCAATCGTAATAGATTGTCATCGGAGTCTGTCCAGAGTCGAGAACCAGGAGATCTCCATCTGCCAGTCCATAGGTCATCTGATGGACTGTGCCGTTCAGGAGCGGGATATAGACAGACGTTGCACCCATCTGGACCGGAGAGCCATAGAGCGCAGTCCTGCTGCCAACGTCCATGTCCACATTGGCGATCCAGCCTCTCAAGGCCCGGAACTTCTTCTTGGACACATACCAGTCAGTTGAAGCATATCCAACTCCCTGGTCAGTCAGGTCATCTCCAATCAGGAGCATGTCATTGATCGGATTCGAGCCTTCTGATCCCCAGGTAACTACAGAGCGATCATAGTAGGACATGCCGCTGATATTTCTATTAACTCCTTTTGCACTTACTAACTGGTTGATGATCCTGGCATTCTGCCATTCACCTAGCCAGTTTGCGTGCCGGCGCAGGGTCTTGAGGAGCTGATCTGCATTCTGCTTATACCGTCTTGCCCTCTCGGAGATTGCAAACTCCCAACCCCATTTTGCAAGTGCGGCCTGATCGTAGGTGAGGCCGGATGCTGTGATCCTGACGAAATCAGATCCTGATGTTATCCTCTTCGGATAGGACTTATTAGGATCTGTGTCTGCTGTGAACTCCTCGATGGCCCATCCGATAGATTCAGCTCCATCGAGCTTTACCTTTGGCGCGAAACCGAGCCATTCAAACTTCTGAGACATCTTCTCAGCAAGCATCCCCTCAAAGACCTCCTGCTGCAGAAGCCAGTCGTTTGCAAGAACTAATTCTGTTTCGTATCCCATCTATTCCACCACCTGAAGCTTCTGCAGGCCGATTCCAAGAAGGATCTGGCCTGTGACTGCTGATCCTGTAGCTCCCGTGAGCCTGGTCATCGGAACAAGCTGAGTATTGGTTCCAGTACCGAACTTGAACTTCTTCTCAGAAACATCCAAGACCAGTTTCGTGGGATCCGCAACAGGAATCACATCTGCCGGAGTGTTCTGGTCTATGGTGGCATTTACCACCATTCTGCCGATCATTCCGGCAAACTCGACTGTAGCAGGCCGAAGGAATCCACCTGAAATCCTATCAGCCAGGGAGCTTACAGCCTGAGATGGGATCTGAGTTACAGCCTTCTCGATCTCGACGATCTTTCCCCAATAGCGTGCTCCTGCTGTGAGTGCTCTTACTACTGTAATACCTTCAGGGAACCCTTCAGGCCCCTTGATATTACTGAGAACCAGTTCCGAATCATCGAACAGCTCAATCAAATCTCCGACTTTCAAGACAGCCGATCTCACGGCCATAGGCTGTCTGTTCCCGAAGATGTTCTCTCCATCTTCATAAGGCGTAACTGTCCCTTCATCCAGAAGTACAGTCTCTTTCAGGTAGCCGAGATTTCGAGTTCCGGCTACTGGAACAACTGGCATTGACATTTATTTCCCCCACTCGTTTTTCCCTGAGAACTCAAAATTTCGTAATGCCAAGCTCTTGCTTGATTCTCTTCTTGGCATCCGGCCAGCTCTTGACTCCCCCTACTCCAGCAGATGCAGAACCGCCGCGCTGGATCTTCTGGGCTGTCGGTGACTGAGTTATCCTGGTGGACATCCCCTCAGTATGCTTTCCGTCATCTCCCTCTTGTGCTGCAGGAGCTGGCATGTTCGCATTCAGGGTAGCTACCACATCAGAGAGCTGACTGAGTTGCATCTCTCCGTATGTCTTCTGCAGCTCCTTCTCATCTGTCTTAGGCAGCGCAGCCTTCAGGCCGGTCATGAGCATGTTCCTGGCAATCTGGTCAGAGATCTTTCCAGTCTCAACCTGCTTCTTCAGGGCTGCAACATCTTCTGTGGTGTTGATGCCCTTGGCGAACGATTCAATGGCCTTCTGAGCGTCAGCCTCCTTATCTGTAGAGTTCCAGGATATGATCTTCTTTCCATCCTTCTCCTCTAACGTGGGATACCGGAACTGGATTACCGTCTTTGCATCTCCTTCCTTGCCTTTGCCCTCTCCAGCTCCCTTATCTCCTGCCCCTTCCTTGCCTTTTCCAGCTCCGGCCCCCTGGTCGCCGGCTCCCTTCTTTCCATCGCCTTCTCCGGCTCCTTTGCCTGCGTCGCCAGATCCAGCTCCTGCACCAGTACCTTCAGCGCCCTTTCCTTCTGCAGCGCCCTTCCCTTCCTTACCATCTTCTGCCATCGGTAGTTCACCTTTTTGAGATTGATTTACAATATGTGCATCGCATCCGTCATCTGGAGAACAGGCCCCAACTGGAACGAGGGCTATATGTTCAAAATACACCCTCGTAGCTATTGCGGCATAGGGCTTTGACTCGAACGACCCTATCTCATCTTTCCAGAAAGCAATATGCCCCGAGGAAACAGGCAGCTTTTCTCCTGCCTGAAACTTCGCTAGAATATCCGGCGAGATGCGATTTTCATTAACCTTCAGAAGCACCTTCAAGGAAGCTTCTGGTTCTACAACTTTGTAACCGATAACCTGCGCCAAAGCAGTATCATTCCATGCCGGCTGACTTCCATCTTCAGGATGATTGGACATCAGATAGCGACCAAGTACAGAAGGCGCACCATTCCTGATGACATCTGCATCGATCCTGATCCTGTTCCAGACACCCTGCTTGATAAACGTCGATTCCGCATAGAATATGCCTGGCTCTGCAGGCGGAGCTAGGGCCACTCCCCAGTCAGCCCAATCAATCTCATCACCTGCAGCAAGCGTGATTCGCCTAACGCAGCCAGTTCTATTCGTTTCACTCATACTTTTCGGAGTATCCCCCACTCCACTACCCGATCAAAACGAATTTGTTACGTTTTGAAAGTTGCAAGATCGCTCTATAAATACTTTGACCATCTGCTGCTGCAAGATCTGTATTACAAATGTAATACAACAGTATTACAAAAAAAGTATGAAGGGATATGCAGGGATTTGAGCAAAAAGTTGGACAGCATGAGCTAAAAGGCTGTTTGGGCTTGAAATAAGATATGGGAGAGATTGCCTGTAGTGACCGAAAAAGCCAAAAATACCCGATGCAAGGATAGATTATAGGGTGACTGCCTCTAACATATCTGTGGATCCATAAAAAGCTCAAAATGGCGAGCTGCTTAAAAAAAGATGTGATATTTAAATGTTTCTTTCCTGTTTGATGAGCATCCTGCGCTCCTTCTTCAGACGAAGGACGGTGCTGGAGCGAACAAACCATTGGCTGAAATCTTTGGTCCAGATTCTATTGCGCTCATTCAGCTCACCATCCAGCAGCGTTGCAATAAAGAGCTTATCATCAATCTCGACAAGCTCTATCTCTTCTTTCAGCATACCCTGGACCAAGGACTGCATGACATGGCGTGTCACTGCATGATATTCAATGTCTCGACCGAGGCGCATCTATACCAACCCTAACCTTTCTTATCAAGGATCTTCTCTGCCTCGGTCAAAATCTGCTGATCCTTTTCTTCGAGTTTATCAAATGACTTTACATCTCTCGCACGCATTTCCATAAGCTTAATTTCATAATAGCTTAATCCCAATGCAGAGAGGCTTTCACTTGCTCCTATAACTCTATATGCAAGTTTAGTATCATCAGTCGGAGAGAACTGAATCCCATTATCTCCAGGATAAGGTTTCCTATGATCTTCCTTGAGATTTTCAATATCTTTTGGTATTTTATCTGGAAAAGCTTTGCATTTGAACTCCCATTTCTCAGTATCAAAATGCCTGCAATCATAACATATGGGCCTTTGGTTAAACATTAAGCCTCCATAGCCAGTTTGACTATCAATGAGCCGACATATTTTGCTATCGGCCTTGGTTCCTTATTGTTCAAGAACTCAGTCCATGCTTCAGCTATAAATTCACTTTCAGACCTTGTTGCATATTCTGATAATCCTTTCTTTATTTCTGTGGAAGTTAATCCATTCTTAAGGTTCTTGATCTGTTTTGTTTTCGATACCCCATACTCAGCATCTAATAGATGCCCCATTTCATGGTCAATAACTGACTCTATCGTATTACAACCCTTGGGGTGATATCCATATTTCTCAGAAATGGCAAGATCAGCCTTTACCTGCATTGGATCCTTGACCCATTTAGAATTAACATAAAATGCTTCTTTACTTTGACCAAACTTCTTTGATAAAACTCCAGCCATTGCATTATCTTGCATTTCTTTAATTTCTATTTTATCTATACCAATATCTCCAAGATCAATTAGCTTGCTGTTCTTTGTCAGCGATTTATAGATCTGTACGGCCTGGTCATCATCTAGGTTCTCCGATCCTTTCAACCCCAATTTCAAATTCTTTTTCATAAGAGTTTCAGTATCAGATATCTTCAATTCATTTGAGATCTCACTTGAGAATCTTGCAAGATCCGTTTTCACATCTGATGCTTCTATTGGATATTTCGCTTTATCAAGATCACGTACAATTCTTGCTGAGATTTTATCTCTCTGAGAGTTCGACATTCCAAAGGTATCTATTGGCTTGTCTTTTTCAAGATCCTTGATCTTTGGCATCTTCATATCATATTCAGTATCTGAAGCATTCTTTTTACGAATCTCCTCCGCTCTCTCATGGAGTCCCTTCTTGATGTGAGCCTTGGGCCTGCATCTACATCCAAAGTGACTGGCTTCAGGTGGCCTCGGTTCACTGAACTCAAAGGTCTTTCCATCCTTTTCACCGCATTCATCACACATGCGTTCATCTTCAGTCGCCACCCAATCCCAACCATCTGCTACTCCCCCTGCCTCCAGGCCATCAACGTAGGCATCATTGCGGATTTGGTAGGTGACATTTCCTGCTACTGCATCTGCATATTGCTTGGCCGTGAAGCTGACTGCCTGCTTCCCTGGTCGCTGGATGGTGATCTGCTCATTCCTCAGCATCTCGGGAATGGATTGGCGTAGATCTCTTGCTATCTCACCTGGAGCCAGCCCCTCTTCTATCATGCCTTCTATGCGTTCCCCGATCTTCTCTGCAAGTGCTTTGTTGTAGTCCTTGATGGGATCGATAAGACGTTGTGCCGTTTCCAGGAGCTTCAGAGGATCGGGGCCATGTAATACAGGCGAGTCAAAGACTGCTGCCTCTTCTACAGCCTTTTCAAATCCATAGCCATAGACGTTCGCAAGAGCCTTTGTCAGATTGATTGAAAGAGACTTGTCGAGCTGATAGCCGTACTGCTCGATGATCGGACTAACTGACGACCCTGCCACTGGCTATCATCTCCGCCAATCGCTTCATCTCTTCATAAGTCCCTTCGATTCTGAGGCCCTGGTCTATGATGGTGATCTTCGGCAGCTTCTGTGCTTCCTTCTCATCCCACAAATCAAGGTCCACCCTGAGAACTTCTATCTTTGCAGTCAATCCCTTTTGCTTGCTCTGGCTTTTTGGGATCTCAACTTTGAACTCTAACTGCAGCTCAACCTTGATCCGGGGATCCTCTGATTCAGGCCAAAAGAAGAATTTCTTAATCTTCCTCTTCAGGTCCATGTTCATTCACCGCCTTTATGGAACTCTCCATTCTCGACAGCCGTTGCAATATTTTCTATGAATTCTTCGAAGGATCCGATGATGGCCTTATGGACATGCTTCTCCATCTTAGGTTCATTTTCAGGAAGCACAGGCTCATCTTCCTTGGCTTGAGTGACTTTATGCGACTCAGGGAGCATGAACCCTAATGTCTGTGTCTGGGCCGGGGCCTCCTTGAACTTATTCCCATCTGCAACGTCTTTCAGATTGATCAATGCAGCCAGGCCATCCTTAACAATAGCTCTTGCCTCATTAAGGGTCACTATCTGGTTATTGTAGAGCGTCATCGCTGCAGTCGCCAGGATGCTTACCTGGTTGGCTTTGCCTGTCTCGACGTTCTGGACTGCCAGGGCCTCATCTGTGTCATCCCTGTCATATTCGAAATACAGGTTCTCCCAATCGCTATCAGTCGAGTTCCATTTCCTGATTATGAATTGCTTGCGTAGAAACTCCTTTGTCTCGGTTTCTATGGACCTGAGCAGCCCGCCTCCATAGCCTGAAAGGAATTTGGAATTGATTCTTCCGGATCCGAACAGAGCTGCAGACTCATATCCGAACAAGGCCATTGGGACCCCCAACGCTGCAGCAATGGCGCGGTTGCACTCCTCGATCATATTGATTACTTCTGCATCAGGCGTGCTTCCACCTACCTGCTGGACTGCCGCTTCCTTCGTATGAACAAAAACTGAATCTGTTTCTACAGGCAGTCTCTTGCGATATGTCGGGCTATCTGGATTATTGTCCCTGTAATACATCGAGTCGGTGAAATTCTCAAAGACCTTATTCACCATTTTGAGAGCTTTTTTGATCTTCTCTTCTTCTGATCCCGTATAGCGGTTCAGATCCATGAGATCTCCAACTTCCATGCCTACATCAAGGCGAGGCATACCAGATCTGAACCAAATAACGTAATCTCGCAGCAGGGCTAACTTGATCTTTACAAAAAGCTCAATCGATTCATAGACGCTTCGCCCATATATTCCGTATGTATCGCGTCCTCTGGTATCAATTGTCTGGTTTCCTTCGTGGTCCCAAGACAAGTGAAACACATCAGTATCAGGCAGCACTATCTCAGGCGGGTTCTTCTCATCTGCCGGGATCGTTCCTATCTTCATGCCACCTTCTTCATGCTTATCTCGTTCATTGACTACGTAGAGATCTGCAGCCATGATGGTCTGATCTGTTTTGTCTGGATCTTTTGCTGCTGCTTTGGATAGGATGGTGATTGCATCTGCCGCAAGGATTTCAGAGTCTATGATCTCTCCCTGCACCTGCTGTTCCAAGTCTGGATCTGCATTGTTTTCAAGCTCCAGTTTCTTGATCCTGAGATACCCATCTCCTGCCCGGATCATTTCCTTGACAAGAGGCTGGAGCCTGGTCGCAAAGCGCATCTGAGCAAGCAGCAGGTTCACTCTTGACAAGAACTCTGGCGTTTCCTTGTAGCTCTTATCAGTCAAATCCATCCTCGGTCCAAGATAGGATTTCTGGATCGTAAGGGCCAGGTAGTTCCTTGCGATGAGCACTTCAGGATCTACTTTCTCCAAAACCCTGTAGAATGCATAACGGTTCTGAGGTGTTACTTGCCAGATCAGGAAACCCTTGATCTTGTTTCCGATCATCTCCTGGATGGATACTGGCATGTCCTCAGAGTTCCTGGACTGCACAACCCTGATTGACGATATGCCTTGCCTGCTCTTTCCAGACGTAGCCTTCGGTTCTTGTTTCACTATTGACTCCCCCACTCTTTATTTTCAAATAGCTTAGATGGTCACTTAAAAACTTTCAGGTAATCATGCTCAATAGTCGCAAACCTCCAGAGGACAATATCAACTACTGATATCGGATCTCCTGTCTGCAGCGAGATCCAGCTACAGAAATGCTGCACATCTTGATATCCGCAGGCTATTGCCATCCTGCTCAAATGGCGATCAGGCTTTGCTACCTGGATCCCGAGATTCTTCGCCAGGTGATATGATGTTATCGGCCCGATGAACTTGAACTCCTGCAGCACAGGAATCGGGTTTTGCTTGATCCTCTCCTTCAGGTTCTCAAAACCATCATCCATGATCTTCAGAGCTGCAAGTGAAATGGCCGTGATCTTCCCTTCATGATTGAAGCACTTCAGAGCCTCTCCTTCGCAATGCTCCAGGTCGTCCACAATGAGTTTTGCCGATTCAAACATCTTGAACGCCTTTCGAACTCCGTGGAACCTGTATCTTATGACCTCCTCTTTCATGCCGGATGACATGACTACCCATGCCAGCTCCCTGAGGAGATCCTGCTCTGTCATTTGATCAAATCTAATCGATCCCTGCCATACGATCTCCTTTCCATATCCTGCTTCAATGACTTTTTGCTTGATTCGAGCATAAATCTCTTTGATGTCTTTCATTTCTACCTCGTTTCATTGCATTTCTGATCTGATCTTGTGGTCAGGCCGCTTACTGTGCATTTTCCATGACATTCCCAGGCCCTATGCTCATGCCACCATCCACATTCTCCGCAAAGTCCCTGGATATCATGACTATATGGAAGATAATTTCCACTACCCCATTCCTCTTTAGGCTCAAACTTGAATCTCATAACTCAACCTCTTCCTGATCCAAAGCCCTCGTTCCGAGGCCGGCATCTACGTACCTGGCATAAGCCTTGCGAGTCTTACCCAGATTTCCAAATGTCCTGTTGATGTAATCGAGTGCCTGAGACATTGCATCCACCTGATCGTCATGCTGCACACCTGGAAAGTTCAGAAGCTCGGTATCAAAATCGAGTCGCCAGGGTGCATTTCTGACAAATACCTGTTTCCCCTTCCAATATGGGGTTACTGCTGCAGCTCTGATAGACTTGTTCCCGACTGCAGGCCAGGGCAAGAATCCTCCTATCTCCTGCTGCAGAGAATCTATGATAGCCTCGCCATTTGCAGAATCCTCAATGAGCTTGGTCGAAATGTTTGGGTAGGCGCTGAGAACTGTTCTGATAGCCTCGACGCTCTGCGTGAAGCTCAACTTCTCTCTGACTACATGATCGAGGTACATGTACGGCCTCTTATAGGCCCAAACCTCGATTGCCACGAAATCATTCTTATCCAGCTTGGTCTTGCCCTTGAATGTCGTATCTACCGACATGATCCATGCATCTATGTTATGCGGAAGGACATCATAGGACTGGACCCAATCTCGCTGGAACATCGCTCCGGTGATGGATGTAGGCCGCTGCTGCATCTGAGAGAAGAAGGTATATTCGTTCTGCTTGTACTCCTCAATCTGCTCTGGCCCCTCCCTGGAGGGCCAAAGGATCTCACCCTCATGGAACTCCCAGATCTTGCGGCCATCGAGAGGCGAGTAGATTGTCTCGTCGCGCTCGCAGATCAGAGGGATCCTGATAAGAACCCATCCATTGTTTTGCAGGACCATTCCATCAAGTTCATGACTGTCAAGCTTGGTCAAAAAGCCAGTCATATCCTGCTGATGGAGCCTTTGCTGAATCATGACAATGGTTCCATTGATCTTGTCGTTCAGCCTGCTCTGAAAAGTGTTCGGGAACCAGGTGTTTGTAGTTGTCCTGACCGTATCTGATAAAGCTTGCTGTGGATCTGTCGGATCGTCTATTACGAGCCGATTTCCTCCCATGCCGGTTACTGATCCGCCCGTTGATGTCGAATACATGGCTCCATGAGCCTGGTTCATGAAATCTGCTTTCTTGTTATGGTCCTCTCGGAACTGGATCCGGTCGCCCCAATACCCCTGGAACCATTCAGATATCAGGATATCACGGCGTTTGATGCTCTGGAACGTGGACAGGTTCGCAGCATAGGATGAGAAAACCCAAGTCTGAGATGGATTCAATGCAGCCCATTCCCAACAGGGCCACATCTGGCTTACCATCGTTGACTTGGAATAACGCGGAAGGATATTCAGGATCAGCCTCTTGATCTTGCCCTTCGAGACTGCCATCAGGTATTCGCAGATCAAAAGCAGATGCCAGTTATACAGGAACTCCTGGCCCGGATTAACTACGTCCCATGCTCCGACCATGAAGTTCAGAAGATGACTCTCATAAGCCTTCTTGGTCTTGCGTTTATACCGATCCGGCATCTCCGCTTTGAGCTTATCGAACGATTCTCCCTTCTTCGTCGTGGCCCCTTTACTTTTGCCCAATTGTACAAACCTCAGAAGAAAACCCGGCCTTTTTCTATGCAATTATCCCAATCAGGATAACAGTATTTAAACTGGCTTGAATTCAGCTTTTTCCCTGGTTCCCCTTGCGCTTCGCTTTACTATCTCTGATCATTTGCATGGTATCAAATTGCTCAACTGAGGGGTCATTAATCCCCGGAAGCTTACCGGCCCCGGACGTTTTCGCTGATAGGGTAGCAATACGCTGTTCATATTCCTGGATCTTGCGCTCATTCTCCGCGTCAGTATCGTTGAACTGCATCGCAGAACCATCCGGCCCGCTGACCTCGATAGCCTGGACGTTCAGCCATTTCCTTGGATCTGAGCGAGGCAAGAAGCGCGTGCGGTTGGTCAGGAAGAAGATCTGAGCTGTGACATTGCCACCTATACCTGTCATGTAAAGTGCATCTGCCATACCATCTGTCTGGCCGTCCCTCGCTGCATTTACTTTTGCGTCGAACCTCGGATGTCTCTTTCGATATTCATTCATGTACGTTGGCGAGACATCTACTGCTTCGCAGCTAAACGTATAGGTGTTACCATGTTCCAGCAGCCAGATCAGCTTATCCCTGACCTCTGCCGTAATCTTGGCGTACCTCGGCTTTACCCACTTCGTTTGCTCCTTGACCATCAAGCCAGCTTCCTGGAGCTGCTTGATCTGAGCCTGGTCGAGGCCCCGGATGGTGAGGTTCTCGGAGCCATTGGCCGTCTTTACTGATAGCGTGTAGCCCTTGAGGCCCTCGATTTGCCGATTTCCTGTTTTTTTATTTGATGTCACTTTCCTCACTCCCGCTTATTGTTATAGGTTTTGAAGGTTTTTCTGGCCTTTTTGCCCGTTTTATTCAGTTTTTTTATAGATTTCGTTCAAATTCTCAAGAGCTTCAGCTATTCTTCCCTTGATATCGAGAGAGTGCTTCCTTGCCTCTTCGCCTGACTTAAACGGTATGCGTAAGACTGCTACAGGCTTATCTCTCACCAAAAGGAACGTGAGCATTTCATCCTTCTCATCTATCAAGGATTTGGCTATTTCCTTGGAGATTTCAAGCGTAAGCTGATGGATTGCTGCATTTCTTTGAGCTTCAGAGTTCTTAGAAGCCGCAGATTCTGTTATCTTTGGGATCAAGCTGGAGATGGGATGTTTGAAAACATCGATCTTGGTCACATCCAGGTTATCCCTACGGATGATCTTGGTCAGAGTCCTGGGGCTGATATCTCCGTGAATGAGATTGATGTTATTGACCAGGTTGAACTCATCCTCTGGATGCTCGAACTTTGCTCTGAGGATTACCACGTTCAAAGATGCTTCACCTGATGCTTTTAAGGCTGCAATCCTATGCCTCCCATGGATGATTTTATACTTCTTGCCTGGCTGCATTTCTTCTGGCTTCAGCTCCCTGACTACTGGCAGATCCAGCACTCCCCACTTCTCCAGCTCTCCTTTGAGCTTTTCGAATGTGGCCGTATCCTCTTCATTCGCTGAGAACTGATTCTCAACAAGTTCATCGAGAGATACTTCCTTGATCTCGTTTTTG